GGGGGCGGGTGTGCTCGGTTCTGACACGAGGGCGGTAGCGCGCTCGGCCAGCCAGACGTGCCAAAGTCGGCGGCGGGCCAGACCTTCGGCCCAGTCGCTCAACGCGCTCTTTGCTGCATCCCTGAGTGACTTTGCCTCGACCTCCCGGTCATGGGCAGCAAGCCAGCGGTAGAACGCGCCCTCGCGATCTCCAACCTGATACGCCTCCGACCAACACTCACGAATATCATCTGTCGTTGGCGTGTACTCACTCATGGTCACCACCCACCTTCTCGGGATTCGCTGCGCCCCAGTCGGCCAGTTCGCTAATGGATTGCTGCATAAGATCCCTGAAAGATCCGGCCATCACGTCCGCAGTCCCGACGCGCTTGTTGTTCCGGTAAATAGTCACGCGCACTTCCCACTCGGCCATCACTCACCACCACCCAGAGCAGCCTCAAGCGCGGCGCGGACCTTGGCCTGTTTGTAGTCCGAATCAAACGTGAAAAGGTTTGTGCTGACTGCTCTCACCATCTCGTCAGTCACCTCTACCGGCTGAGAGCGAGAGAACCCAGCAGCGAGAATTGCGTGGGCGGCACTTGCTCGTCCATCCAGTTCAAGCCACGGGTACATCAACTGCTCTAGCGTTTCCCGGTCGGTGTCGGATGGTGCAGCGTCAACCTTGCGGGACGCCTGCCACTCAGCGCCAGCAACGAACCCGGTACGGCGAGCAGACTTCATCTGTTCCGGACCAAGGCCACTTGCCCCGGAAGCCCATTCGTTCTCAGGCCAACGCTTCTCGGCTTCAGTACGTGCTTCGTCTTCGATACTCACGAGGTCACCCCTTCTTGGCATTCCTTGCAGCGGACGCGGATCGTCTCGCCTTCCCACGAATCAGGCCCAGAGTCATCAAACAGCTCCGTGTAGGCCTCTCCGGTGTAGATCGACTCATGAGAGGTGCAACCTTCCGTGATGCAGGCGACGTAGATGTAGTGACTGCTCACGATGACACCTCCTCCCACGGTCCACGCTTCACACGCTGGAACATAACGGGCGGCGGGTCAGGGTCGGCCTCCCGTTGCAGTCGGGCGATCTGGTTCGCTAACTCGTTTTCCGCGAACTTCCGTGTCTCGAATACTGGTGTCATGTCATCAACGTGACCAATCAGGCCGTATTCCAGCTCGGTCGGTGCGGTGACAGGAAAGTGCATCGACAGCCAGATGAACTCCTGAGCCGCAACAACATTTGCGGCCAGAACATCAGCCGTTGTCGCCCCCACGTCATTCCATGTGTCCTGAATCCTGCTCGTAGCCGCATCGATCAGATCGGCTCGTTGCTCGGGAGTGAACTTGCGAGGCTTGGTCGGTGCGGTGACGGGGATGCGGAAACTGGCGAGTGCAGCCACAAGCCGCTGAATGTCAGTCCGGCTAAAGGTCGCTCCGCTGTTGAGCATCGTCTGCGAATTGATCGCCAGATCGGAAACGCCCTCAGTCGGCACGGTGACAGACTCCAAAGCATCCGCCACAAGTAGCGCAACATGCTTGTCATGTTCAGCCGCAATCGCTAACGGTTCGTTATCCAGATAGCCGTCTTGCGTGACGTTCTGACCACAGTCGCAGTTGTCGCCCATCCCGCCATCGTCAGCAGCGTAGAAACGATGCTTCGATATGACTTCCGCTATCAGGTCGGTGATAGAAACATCAGACATCCAGATCGCCCTCCTCTAAGATTCCGTCCTCGATCAAATCCGAGATGTCAGTGCCTACCCATCCCGCCAGCTTCCGAACGGCTCGCTGTAAACGGGCCAACTTTTCCTGCTCATCCATCACTTCACCTCTTCCTTCTCGGTCATACCTGTGTGACAACAAACCCCTGCTATCGCTGAGTGCCCATACGGGGTCTTGCAGCGTGGGCAACAGCGGCCCATACCGTTCCTGGCTTCCGTGTTTCCGTGCACCCGATCGGTGCCATTTAGGATCGCCATGGCCTAGAAAGGGGTCTCTTCGGAGAAGCTGCCGGGCGTGCTCCACACGTCCCCTGAGACCTCAGAATTCGCCGGGGGTGTCGTAGCCCACGGTTCGCCAGTTGTCGCGCCCACGGTGCCACCGCCGCCCTGCTGAGCTGCACGAGGAGCCGAGCCGTCACGAGGTGCACGAGTGATCTGCGCAGTCGCATAACGGAGGCTGGGACCGATCTCGTCAACCTCAAGCTCCATGCTCGTGCGCTTCTCGCCCTCAGCCGTCTCATACGAACGCTGACGGAGACGACCCTGCGCAATAACGCGGGTGCCCTTGGTCAAGGTTCCCGCCACGTGCTCGGCGAATTCACGCCAGCACGACGCACGGAGGAACAACGCCTCCCCGTCTTTCCACTCGTTCGATGCGCGATCGAAGTTCCGCGGCGTTGAGGCAATCGTGAAGTTCGCCACCGCCAGGCCACCCTGTGTGTAACGCAACTCAGGATCCGCCGTGAGATTGCCCACTACGGTGATGATCGTTTCGCCGGCCATGATTACTTGCTCTCTTCTGTGTTGTGACCGAAGTCAGGGTGCTGGCCAACCATGTGGGCAGCCACGTTCTGGAAGGTGCGGTTGCAACACGGGCACACGCCCGCAGCAATCCGGTTCTTGATGCGCGTCTTCGCCGCCTTGTGCGAGCGCAGCGAATACTCCGTGGCCTGCAACTGGTCACGTGTCGAGGTGAGGGTGGCCTCCGTGTAGCCGCGTAGCCGTTTCTCTCGCGCGAGCTGCTCCGTCAGCCTTTCCTCCTCTGACTTCCCCGTGTAGTGCTGGCCGTGTCCATTCGGGCAGTAGAAGTTCTTTTTGTCCTCGAGGCGCTGAGTTTTCAGTGCTTGGGACATGGCGAACCGTGTGTGGCATTGGCAGCACTCCTCGATCACGAGGATGCTGGTGTCGATCAGGGTGCTCATAATGTGTTCCTTTTCTGGGCTTCAACTACCCGTTGTGCTGTCTCAATTTCTTGTCGCGTGAACATCTGTTCAACCGCGACTTGGTTCTCAACTTTTGATTTCTCCCGCAAAAACCGTTGCCGTTTGCGTTCCGTTTTCGAGAACGTCCGCTCCCGATCGCGAAGAACCTTTGACGGGGTGAGTGTCGCGAGCCAAGCGGTGAATAGGTGATCGGATGCGGTCTCGATATAAGTCATCAGGACACCTCTCGTCGCTGCATGTTCTTGACGAACTCGCGCTGGATCTTGTGACCCGGCGACTTCTCCGGACACCGGTTGTGTGGGTGCTGGCGTGGGGTGCCGTCCTTGCGTCTGGCAAGCATCTGCCCACACCGATCACACGGCGCATGCCCGCACTCGTGATGATTTGCAGCCTTCAGCTGAGCCCACGACCCCGGCGCCCATTCCCGCAGCTCGTAACCGCATTCCTCACACCGCCAAATCGCACCCGACCATGTCTGCCCCCAGGAGCCACCCCACCCGCGTTCACGACGCACGGCGATGAAGCACCGGTAGCGGTCACCCACTTTTGTGGTGCCGTACTTTCCGGCCATCGCACTCATCACGCCACCGCCCCAATGTCGAGGTCGAAGTACGCCTGCTGCACCTCAGCCGGAGTCCGGCGACACGTCGTCGCGATATACGCATCCACGTTGTTGACGACCCGTTTCGCTTTCGACACGATCGCCTCGGCTAGGAGCACCGCACCAAGCGGCGACACCGGCTCACCAGTAGTGACCGCGAGCGCATCACAAACCGCAGCAAGATTGCCGATCCCTGCACGCCTTGCACGTTGCTGGACGACATCATTTACTGCGTCAAGTCGAGAATTTGACCCATCACTTACTTGACTTGACTCGGGTAGTTCAGTCACGTCAGTCTGTATCCCTGACTCTGACTCTGACCTTGACTCTGACTCTGGTACGTTTTGCTTCGGTTTTGCTCTAGCACTTGCTTTCGCTTTGCCACCCATAGCGCCAGCACGTGCACGCTTCTCATGCAGGTCTGCGATGTCAGACAACGTGAGCTGATGTTCGGCATAGTCACGGATCACATACATGTCATCCACGAGCATCACCAACGGCTTCACAGGGTGCGAAGCAACCAGAGCTGCCAATGCTGTGCGCTTCCATGTGGCATGAGCTGCAGCCGCCGGAATATTCCCGTCGAGTCCGTGCTGTCGCGAGTAGCCGTTCATCTCCACGAACGTCCACTTCGCCGTGTCAGACAACGGCTTCACCTTCGGGTGCTGAGGGAAGTCAATTGGGAACGTCATGTACAGACGCTTGTCGCGGGGCATCAGCGGTTCCCCAGTCGTTCGCGAATGATCTCGTGCGCGACATCCAGGCACCGGCGACGCGGAACACTCTTGTCCGCGAGCGCTTCGGTCAGCGCCTCCTCGAACTGCTCGACAGTGCAGCCCATCTCGAACAACTGCCACGCCCTTGGCTGGAATCCTGCGTGCGTGTACGACGGCGCAATGCGCTGCCATGAGTCGCGGATCGCCTCGGCATATTCCGGGTATCCCTGAGCCATTACCCCATCACTCCCTCTCGTATTGCCCCGATGAGCACCAAATATTCGATAGCTGTCAGCGGGTTGATTTGTTCCTTCTCGCCGACGTCGTCGAATCGCCACCATGTGGCATCGATGCGGCGAAATGTGGGCACGAGTAGGGGGTCGAAGCCTGAGCGGATCGACCAGCCGAGGGACTCTCCGATGTACCCTGCATGGGCTGTGCCGTGGCAGCCGTCGTTTTGGTTGTTGCCGAATCCACACACATGTAACCCGTTTGCTGGATTCCCAAACCCCAACCTCGACTTGAATAGACGGTGGTGAATTTCGGCAGCAGGTGCAATCCCGCATCCTTCGCAAACACCACCGGAACGGGCAACGATCAGACGTCGCGCAGCGGGGGAGAACTCACGCGGCCACAGATTCAGCGCGGTCATTCGGACACCATCCCCGCACCGTCACGCTCAACACACGCAGCGATCAAGTCATAGAGGCCACCCACACGCTGCAGCGACTCAACCACTGCCGTGAGCTCAACGCGGGTCATGCTGCGCGCTCCACGTCGAGGCCGTTGAGAGCTTCAGCAACAGCCATACCCAAGTCGCGAGCTGCTGGCGGAGTGACCGCATTACCGGCCTGCTTGACCTGTTCCCGCTTCGTGCCGCCCAAGTAGTAGTCGTGCGCGAACGCCATGCCGACTTTGATCTCGTTCGGTGTGAGCATGCGGAACAGGACGTCGTCAACCTCAAGGCTGATCTCTGACTCCACCAGCCCGTAACGGTCTGTGGTCGTGAGGGTGCCGTGTGGTTCGCTGGTCGGCTTCCCGGCCTCGGATGCACCGTAGTAAGGCACGAGCAGCGACTGGTGACCGCCGGTCGTCAGTGTGCGCAGCTCCTCGGTGACGGGCGTACTCATCTCTGCACCGCCCGTGTTGTTCCGCATGACAAGGGCATGGTGGTTGCCACCCGCCGACACCGTGTCGATCGGGTGCGTTGCAGGTTTCGTGACACCGTTGTTGCGGAGCGGAACGATCAACGCAGTCTCGTTGCGCGTCGACTGGGTGCGCATAGGCGCCGCACCTGATGATGCCGACTTGCCCTCGCGACCCTCGACCGGGACGAACAGCGGATGAAACGCGAGGCCGTCAGTCTCGACGGTCGTGCGCGCCGGCATCGGGTCGCTCGCAGACGTTGCGCCATCGCGCCAGGTTCCCCCAGCGGGGACCATCAGAGGCGAGTAGGCGATGCCCTTCGTCTGTGCGGTCGTCTGCGTGTGCATCGGATCGGACGAATGCTGAACGGTGCCCTCGCCGCGGATCCCGTCAGTGATGAGCGGGTGTACTGCGAGACCGTGCTGCACAGTCGTTGTCTGCGTCGGCATCTGCATGTCAGTCGGATATGCACGCAAATATTGGCTACCGGTAGTGATGCCGTCGTAAGTGTTCCCCGCGGCCGTGACCAGTAGCGGCTTCCAGTACCGCTCGATGCCCTTCTCAATGCGCGCTCGCGTCTTATCCGCCAACGGCTTCTTTTTGTCGCCGATGCGCTCGCCCGGAATTGACCAGTCGATCGCAGATGCTGCGGGCAACCATGCGGGTTCGATGATGGTCGCGCAGCTCGGGCAACGGTAAACATATTGAGCTCTGTACCTGCCCCAGCGTTCCTCTTTCTTGAACGCCTGCACTGCCGACACCATGCCGTGGTTCTCGCAGAACGCTTGTGGGCGGGTCCACTTGCCGATGTTCGGCTTCCGCTCACCCTTCCGCCAGAACACGATGTACATGCGGTCGCGCGACTGCGGGGCGGGAAGACCTACGGCCTGCGCGTGCATGCTGTTGAGCCACACAAGCTCGTGCTCATAACCCAACAGTTCCATCGTCATCAGCCAGGCGGGGAACGGAACCCACCGGTACGCATCAACGACGTTCTCGATGATGATGGCCCGGTACTGGTGGTGCTCGGCGAACCGAGGCACGTCGTACATGGTGGCGCGGGAACGATTGGCGGCCTCGTCTGGGAGCGGTGCGGTGCCGTCGAGATCGAATAGAGCTTCGTTGACGGCACGCTGCCGCTTCACGCCCTTCGCCACGGAATGGTTCGTGCACTCCGGTGACGCCCAGAGGATGTCGGTGCGCTGGAAGTAGCCCGGGTTCACCTGTGAGATGTCCGCGCTCGAGTGATCCGTTTCGGGGTGGTTGATCTGGTGGGAGTCGATGGCCTGCTGCCAATGGTTCGCAGCAGTGACGACCTTGAACCCGGCGTCAACGAGACCGGAGGATGATCCACCGGCACCGCAGAACAAGTCCGTCACGGTGAGGCCGTTCCATGGCACCGTGGGCTGCTTGTAGCCGATCGGGGTGAGTGTTGCGGTGGTCATGAGGTGATGCCTTCCGTGTCAGTGATCGTCACAGTGAAGTGCGGTTCGGCGCCTGCTTCGAGCCGGATCGTTGCGGACGGTTTCTGCATATGCGCAGGGTCGTCGTCGTCAACAATTCGGGCGGACGTGCCACGGTTTGAACCGATGCCGTCGTAGATCGCTTTGAGCAGCGGGGCGAGGTTGTCGGTATCGCGGTTGCGGCGATCAGCAGCAACCCACTCGACGTCGACACGGATGTTGTCCAGACCGGGGACTTTCGCAGCGCGGGTGCGCAGCATCACCTGGGTGCGGATCATCTGAGTGTTGTCGTGCTTGACCCGCCAATGACAGCGGTCGTTCGCTGAGAGCCCCTTAGGTGGGCGGGGATAGTTGAGGTCGAAAGACCAAGTGGTGGTCATCGTCGGCCCCCGTACCCGTTGTACGCAGCCTGAACACCCTTGTTGACGTTCAGCATTCCGTAGAGTTTCGACGTGAGTGCCTTGAGGGTGTCGTCGGCGTAATGCCATGCAGCTTTCGCGTTATGCCACGCCTCGAGTTCCGGCATTGCTTCCACGTTGGCGAGCGCGCGAGCCCGAGTCACGGACATGCTTGCCGCGTGCGCTGCGAGGGACGTTTCCCGGCGGCGCGACCATGCCCGCTCGGCGGCATACCGGATATCATTCAGCTCGAGCATCTTTCCGGGCATCTGCTCGATAAGGGTGGTGAGTTCGGTGATGAGGTATTCCATTTCGGCAGGGTTCGCCGGAATAAAGTGGATGAGCTCACCACCACGCGTGAGTACATCCACGGCAGCGCCGCCTTCTGCGCCTGCGGGGGAGGTGACGGTAGGGTTCTCGTCGGAGAAGTGAGTCATCGCCCGGCCTCGGCTTCTGCTGCGGCCTGCGCTTCGTAGTCGACGTCCGTCGGGGTGGCGGGAGTCTGGTGGCATTCGCACTTGCAGACGTCGCCAGCAGGGTTGCTGCACTCGTCGTGGTAGCCGATCGAGCACTGGCGGTTTTTGCCAGCTGCCGACCCTTCGCGGATTAGGCGATCTGTGTACTCGGCGTCCGACTCACCCGTGACGGCCGGCTCGGCCTCGGGCGCGGTTTCCTCAATGACGACCTCACGCTTGAGTCCCCCCACCTTCTTGAGCACCGCGGTACGGATTTCGTCGGTGTACTCGCCAAGACTTTCGATGCGCTTCGCGAGCGCGAACAGCCCGTCCCTTGTGCCCTCAGCGGCGATGAGCGCTAACCAGTCCTCGGTCGGCTCGATATCCCCCTGCACCACGTCGCCGTCAGCAGTGATGTTGGTCGTGAGTTCGTCAGGCATGTAATGGATGCCGAGGAGCACGTCCTCGGCTCCCTCAGTGCAGACATCGCCGATGGCGCGCCAACGCAGCAGACGCTTCGTGTACGCCTCCCACGGAAGCGCCTTGTCATCCTTCGAGCGAGCCTTGACATGCCACACCCCGTTGTTATCGGGCAGGTACGAGTCCACACGTCCCGCGCGGATTCCGTCGTATGGCGTCCATGTGGATTCGTACGTGAAGTCGGGGTCGTCGGGGCGAACGAGGCTCGCGTGAGCCGCGATGTCGCCACCCTCGATCGTGCCCGTCGTCCACGAGCGGAGAGTGAACCCCTTCTCGCGCACGAGAGCCGACATGAGGGAGGGCTTGATCGTCGGGTTGCCCTCGACGACGTCGATGCCCTGAATGGCGGCCATAGGGTGGATGCCAAGCATCGCGCCGGTCTCGGCAATCATGAGGATCTTCCCCGGCATCATCCGCTGTTCCATCAGCCCGGTGTCGGGGTTCTTGATGTTGCCCATGAAGGCTCGGGGGAGTAGGTCGCCCGCCGCCGAGAGCATTTGCGCGTAGGCGCGTTTCTCGTCGAGGCTGGCGTTGACGTATGGGGTGATGTCAGTGCTCATGCTGCGTTCATCTGCCTTTCGAATTCGAGCGCCCGGGTGAGGCGGTCGAGGAGGTCTGTTGCGAGGGGGAGGATCTTCGACGTGAGGTCGACGATCTTTGGGTGGTTGCGGGGGATGGTGAGATTCTTCGGTTCGTCAGCGCGGGGAATCCACAAGCCAGAGGTCGGGTCGATGACGAGTTCCTGCCAAATGAACTCGATCTCTTCGAACTCGGGAACGACAACGAACTGCCATGCCACTTGACGCCATTCGCCCAACGTGGGGCCGGTGACGACCTTGTTGTGCTTGGCCTTGCACTCAGCCCCACGGGTAGCATCCGCACCGTCTGGTGTGGCTGCGAACCCGCGGTTGTCGGGGGAGTGGATGAGGGCAATGTTTGGGCTGATGCCTGCCCAGGCGAGCATCATTGGTTCCCACCGGTGGCCTTGTTCGGTGTATGCGTTGCCGTTCCACTCGCGGCGGGTCAGCTTCTCTTTGAGTACTGATTCAACTGAGGACTCTTTGGCGAGTTTCGCGGCGTCGGACGCACCAACGCAGGGTTGCCGGGCGAGCTTCCACCCTTCGCGGTCGATGCCATCGTGCAGGATGCGATCTAGATGGCTCATACCGGCCTCACCTCAAAGCGGAGGCTTCCGGGCATCGCAGGGCACATCCTCAGGTACGCTTCGGCGAAGGCCAGCTCCGAGAAGGTGGCAATCCACCTGTCTTCGATGTGCTCGTTATCGGAGCACAGGTAGACCTCGTGCGCGTCGTGGAAGATTCCTTCAGGCATCAGATGCCACCTGTCTGTTGTTCGTCACGGCGGTCGTCGGCCTGTGCAAGGATCCGTTCGGCGTAGCCCGGCGATTTCGGGCCGTCCATGTCGTAGGCGTCAGAGTCGAGGTCGATCACGGCGCTCATGCTGTTGCCTCGACGTATCGGGCACAGTGCTGCGCGTGGGTGTAGTCGGCAAGCTGCCAACTTGCGCCAGCAGCTAGGCAGGTGCAGCGCTCAATCCTGTAAATAGGCTCGAGCGTGCAGCCCAGCCCGTCTTGGTAACCCTCGTCAGTGCGGTCATCGCAGAGCCAGTCATTGACAACGACCAGGTTGCGGCCTGATTCCTCGACGCGCTGCCAGAGCTGACCGTCGTAGTCGCTGCGCATTCTGAGCTTGGTGAGGTCGTCGCCGCTGATAGGCCAGTTAGCGCCACCGAAGTTGTCAAGAGGGTGCGGGGGAATATCCACGCGGGCGCTCATGCGGACTCACCACCCATCAGTGCCGGGTTGTCGCGAACGGCTGTGAGATAACGGATGCACGCGAGTCGCTCATCTTCACTTGGGCGGTTCTTCGCGTCACGGTATGGGTACTGGAATCCGATGCTGAACCAGATGCTTCCGTGTCGCGGCCCGTAGTTATATGGGTGATCCTCGACCTGCGACTCCCACCGGTCGTACGACTTCACACCGAAATAGCCACGCATTAGGTAGTCGCTGTCACTACGAAGCTCGTTGATTGCCGCATTGATCTGGCGAGTCACTTCGCCAGTGACTTTCACTGGCCCGGTGCGGGGATAGTCGCTGTAACTCTGTCCGTTTCCCATCTGGCGACCCCATCGGATCTCAAGAATCCGTTGAGCGACAACGAACGACTCGGCATCTCCACCGCGCTCGGCGTGGTCGATGATCTCCTGCGCTTTCGCACGCAGCAGCTTCAACTTCGCGAGATCGGTGTTGTATGTCGTCTGCATGCTGACGATGTCCGCGTCCACTGTCCGGACAGCTTCAGCCGCGATGGCGTAGGCGCTCGGTGCTTCGACCATGGCGCTCATGCGGTCACCGCCGGCGCAACTGCGACGATATCGGAGGCGAGTATCCGGATGGCGGTCAAACCATCGGCACGCTCGATCCGCTGCCCGATATCCGAGCTGCTCTCGTCGTCAAACTCAACCTCGACAAACGTCGCGTACGGAGGGTTGTTCTCGTCGATGATGATGTTGATCGCCGCTCCCTGCCCTCCGACTCGGGTCTGGTCGCGGTCGGGTGCAATGGCTTCGAGGAGCGCATACCGGTCCTCGAAGTACCGGTAGAACGTCCCAATCGAACAGCCAGCAAGGAGCGCCACCTGTGCGGTCGTCAGTCGGTCACGGCCAATAGCGGGGTTGTTGTACAGCTTGATAGCTGCCGTCTTGATCGTGTCGAGGCGAACCTGCGAACGAGTCTGCAGCGGCTTGTTACGGACGACGGCGCTCATTTTGCGACCTGCCCGTCTTCGAGTTCGAGCACGTCAATACCGGCGACAGAAGGCATGTCCGGACGTCCCCGATCAATCAGCCCCGTGAAGTGTGCCTCGGTGAGCATCTCGTCGATCTTTGTGAGGCTGGTCGGGTCAAGTGCGTCACCGTTCTTGATGATGACCAGGCACAGCTCTTCATCCGAGTGCTCACCTGAGATCGCGACCGCAATAGCGGCAACTTCTCTGTCGGCCGCGTTCACGTTCACAAACGGGGTGCCGTCGAGGAGCACGTATTCGTCATCGACCGACAGTCCCGGGTGCGGGAACGTCGCGAGCGCCAGGCCGTCAAACTTGGCCTTCTTCACCGTCTTGAGTTTCTCGTCAAGAGTGATGTGCAGGGCGGCGGCGGCATCGTAGGCGGCTTTCGCACGGGCATGGTCAGCCTTCGCACGAACTTTCGCGTTGATCTCTTCGACCTCACCGAGGCGGTCACTGATCGCTGAAGTGTCGATGCGCTCCGGGCTGGCCTTGTACTCAGCGAGGAGATCAGCTGCGGTCTTCACAGCGATCCCGGCATGCAACCGTGCCCCTGCCAGAGTCTGCTCAGCGCGGACTACTTCTGCTTCGGCGCGTTCCTGCGCCGACTGTGCACGCTCAAGCTCGCTCATCTTCACATCGAGAGCAGCGTTGTGCTCGCGGGCCTTCTCGAACTCGGCAACGATGTCCGCAGCAGAAACCTCCACATCGGGGGTTTCCTTCGACGCCGGCACCAGCTGGGACAGTGCACCCTCAAGGCGTGACTTCTCCCTGTTCGCATCCGTGCGCGCCAACTCAACCCGCGACTGCTCAGCTGTCAGCGCAGCCATATCGAAACCCTCAGGGAAGACCGACTTCGACATGATCAGCTCGCGGCGCTTTGCTTCATCCATCGCAAGGAACTCGGCAACATCCACAATCACAGTGCCGATACGTTCTTTCAGGATTGCGGTGCCGTCCTGGTACTTGGCGCCGTCAAGGGCGCGCACTTCAACGGCCGACATTTTGCCGTTCTTCCACTTGCGGGTGAATGACAAACCAAGGTCGTGGTCGACGTAGGTCGCTTCACCTTCGAGCTGTCCTTCATGTACGGGATCGGGTGCACCCTTGATCGCTTTGTGGGCGAAGATGTGCCCGAATGCGTTCACGAAACTGGACTTACCTGCACGGTTCTTGCCGGTGATGACGATGGTGTTGCTGTCGGTGCGGTGGGTGATCTCTCCACGGATGCCGTAGAGGTTGCGGACGGTGAGTTCTTTAGTCATGAGAAGTGCCTTTCAATTTGGAGGGTTAGAACAGTGGTGCTGGCGGTGACATAGATGGTCAGTACCAGCCACCAGAACCGGGGCACCCATTTGGTGCGGCGGCGGTAGGTGGAGGCTCG